GTTCTATCTTGAATTGGATTGTTAAGTTCTTTTATAATAACGTCTTCTATTAAATTAATAGTGGTTAGGGTATTAGCACCACAATTACAGATTATTCTGTACTCAACTTCATCTCCAAAAGTAATTCTACGGATAGCAAGCATAATTGCGTCCCTATCCGCAGCTAAAATTTCATCTAAAGCGTATTTATCTACCGGCTCTCCACCAATAGATACTAAACCACGTTGAAGAATAGTTGATAAAGATTTTCCCAAAGAACCGGAGCGAGAAATTGCTTCCTCGTCTTCCCCATTGAGCTCCCTAACCTCCGCATATTTAGAGAGGGCCCCGCCCGGAGTTATATACCCTCCGGGCAGAGTAATCTCATTATTATCTGGTGCAACAGTTTCCACTTTTAAAGGTTCTTCTTTGAAAGCTTCTGAAACTAAAGCATTTACTAAATTTGCGTCAGAACTGAGTGTTGTCACGAATATTGCTCCTTAATATAGGTTTAGTTTACAGGGGTTGTTACGTCGCCTACGAAACCAGCAGAAAGACCCTCATGTACAAGTGTCATCTGCTCAAACAAGATATTTTGGTCTCCAGCATTTAGGTCTGAGTATTGAAGTGTTGTAATCCAAGCATTACGGATTTTAAACTTCATTTTAGCAATACTTGCTAAATCAGTTGTGTCTTGAACAATAGCGGGATGGTCTAAAACATAGATTGTCACATCGCAACGGTACTCTTGACCAGATGCAATTGCAATACCTTCACCAGATGCAGCAGCAAATAATCTGCGCATCCAACGAAGGCCTTGTGTGTTAGTTGTTAGAGCTCCACGTTGAAGTGTTACTGGTGAGAAGGTTGTCATTCCAGGAATCTGGTGAATGGTTGTATTGTAACCGCCTTCACGATAAGGAATAGACTGAGTACTAATAGCTAAACCAGTTACGCTAGTAAACCCTCCCTTAACAGTAACGATATCGTCAGGAGTTGTTCTTTGTGTTGTTCCATCTCCTGTTGTTATTTTTGAAAATTCTACGTAAAATTTAAAATTACGTAGCGGGTCTGTCGCAATGGATGAGAAGCGACTGATATTTGTTGCCATATTTGGGCTCCTTACGCCACAGTGACGGTTGTGCCGCCATCGAACTGACCGATATTGATAACTATAAACTCAGCTGGGCGCTGTAGTGCTACGCCTACCTGAATATTAACTTGACCCGCTTCTACGCTAGCAAGAGTATTATTAGTACTATCGCACAGAACAAAGAAAGCCCCGTCTGGAGTTGTTCCACGAAGACCGCCCTGTGACCAGAAGTTAGTCAAGAAACTTGTAAGTGTTGCTGAAATTCGACGGTACAAAACTGTATCGTTTGGCTCAAACACCGCAAAATTTGTAAGGTCTACAAGAGCTTTTTCTAAATAGATGAGTGTACGTCGAACAGGAACATACATATCAGAATATCCCGGCTTTAGAGTACGAGCACCCATAATAACAATTCCAGAACCTGTTATAAAACGAATAGCGTTTACGGGTGCCGGGCTAGCGTTTAATGCGTCTAATTCTGAATTTGTAAGGTTTCGTATACCAACAGCTCCAGAAATACGAGTAGAAAGTCCCGCTGGAGCTTTAAATACTCCTCGTGATTTATCTGTTGCCGCATATTTTCCAATAACAGCACCGCCAGGGTTTGCAGCTGCAATAACTGTTCCCGGTGTTGTGTTTGTTGGGTCATTAATTGAAATTGGTGGGTAGTAACACGCACCGTATGATGTAGCTGTATATGTCTGTGCAAGAGTAAGCTGGTTAGCAACAGTGTCGTTAATAGGGTCAATTACAACAAAGGCATCTGTTCTAGTTCCAGCATATGCTAGAAGAACGTTTACCGGAGCTGCGGCTGTAACACCTGGGGCGTTGATAATTAGTGAATTATTAACAAAATCAAATGCAGTTACCGAATCTGCAATATTTGCAGCTGTTGGAGTTGTTCCATCAGCACCTGTTGTGAGAGCTTGGTTAGAAACATTTGATGGGTTTGAATTTGCACCCGTGGTAGCCGAATTAGCGTCACGAACTACAATATACGCTGACTGTGCGTTGATTACAGATGGCGCGTAACGGCTATCAGTATCGTCCATAGTAATATTAGGGAAAGACTCAACTACATTAGCTGCTGAAGTTCCATCATATTTAACAATAACGTCAAAGTAACCAGTTAATCCGGGAGAATCTTGGACCGTAATGTTAATATCATTACCCCAAGCCCCAACATTAGCTGCAGAAATTATAAGAGTATCGACCGGTGTTCCCGCTCTATCTCTTAAAGTACGGGTAGCCGCTACAGGTGAACCTGCAGTAACACGTTTAATGTAAGCTGCGTTTCCACCGTTAACAAAATATAAAAATACGGCAAGTGAAAGCGTATTATTACTACCCGTATTCCAGCCACCAAATTTATCTGTATATTGGCTCCATGAAGTAACGAGTGTTGGTGTAACAGGTCCTCGGGTATGTGCCCCAAGAAAAGCTGCTATAGATGTTGAACTATCTCCTACAATAGGAGCTATTGGATTCAGGGTTTCCTGAATATAGACTCCTGGGCGTTGATATCCTGGCATATTTAATCTCCTTGAGTTAGGTGTGTAACGGGTTTTAGAACATTTGGAATTGCGTTTGTGACACGATTAATTTCAACAGTTTGTACGTTGTATAGTGCATTGTTAACTTGAAATGGTGTCATTTCGCTAACAACTCTTACGGTGTAAGCATTTCTAAATAAACGCCTACCATCCTCAATCATGTCTCGTTTAACGAAACCGTCGAGAAAAATATGTCGATATGCCACTTCTGTACCTAATGCATTAGGTACTTGAAGACTTCCATATTGAGCTGGAAATTTGTTTTGCATTTGAAAAAGTATTGCTCTATCGTGGCGTGGATTACGAGCATATGAAGATATTTGATATACAAGGTCATATGGGACTGGCATATCATACCCATAAATACGACCAGCAACCGGTGCAATTGTTCCACGGTTATCAGAATCATATATACGTCCTGTAGATTGACGTTCTTTAGCAATACGAATGTCAATAAGTTCAATAGTCATATACGGATATGTCTGCACTGTTATTTCAACATCAGGATAGCCAAAAAATACTTTTACTGGGCGTACTGGTGCTTTTTCATCAGAAACGGTTAGCCCTGAAATATAATTTTTAAGGGAGGCATCTTCGGCAAGAATAAAACTCAATTAAATGCCCCCAAATCCACTGAAATATCTTCAAAAACTTTTTCAAAGACGTCTTCTGTACCCTCAGAATAGCTACTTATAAATTTACGAATAGCGGGGTTAGGGGGAGATGTAGGTGTGCCGTATTCCAATTCATCTACTTTTTGAGCAATTTCTTGTGGATAGTTTATGTACAAATCTCCATTTTGTTCTTCAACGGTCATTTGCATAACAACGTCAGATGTCCACCCAGAATTAATTGCTTCTTTTTGAAACTGGGGAGTAAGATTTTTAGCTGCCTCTTTCAAGGCTTTATTTGAGATATCTTCAATGTTCATTTGCGCAGTAACCGCCAAAGAACTGCTGCGAGGACTCCTTGGGCGAGCGTGTGCTTACTGGGAGCAGATGAAAACGCACCTTCAGCAAACTCTTTTTCAGAGGGCTTATCAATTTCAGCCATGGCAAAACTCCAAGGGTATTTCGCAGGGGTAAAGCTTGAATCCCGCATGGATTCTCTTAAAGTATAAAGGGCCCCCTAAATTTAGGGGGCCCTAACTAATTATTACTTTTACTTCTTTTTAATCTTTTTAATAATCTTGGCGTCCATTTTTTTATCTTCTGCCATGGTCTTAGGCTTCTTCTTAGCTGCGTGAGCTTTGTCAGCTTTTTCAAACTTAGCCTTTTGAGCAGGGCTCATGCCTTTGGTCATAGCGGCATCTTTCTTCTTATCCTTAGACTCGGTGTACTCGCCTTTTTCATATGACTTAGCCATTACATTCCCTTTTTTCTATTCATTGATTTTGTTTGAGCTTTTGCAGGCGCAGCTTTCTTGGCAGCAAACTTCTTGTTTGCTGCTTGTAGGGTTTTCATCCCGTGCTTGTCTTTTGGCTTCATACAGCCGCAAGTTGCGCACATTACTTTTTCTTTTTTGAACGAAGGGCCGCAAAATCAGAACCTTCTAGCTTGCCGTCTTTGTCTACATCAAGCTTCTTTTGCTTTGGAGACATCTTCTTAGTGGTCTTCTTGCAGGCACCTTTACAGCCTGGCTTTGAACAACCGCATCCACATGATTTGCACATATTACTTATCCTTTACCTTAGAGGGCTTAGCCTTTACTTTATCAGGTAATTTCTCACCTGAAGGGGTGTGCTCTTGCCATTGTCTAGCCATTTGAGGATGATTAGCATACATCCATTTACGTTGTTGTTGTGATTTAAAGGGCATTAAGGGGTTCCGCCGTCAATAGAGTTAAGTGTACTTGGTAGAGGAATAGGCACGGGGTTAGGAGGAATATAAACTTGATTTGGTTGTTCCCAAGTATCTGGAACGTTAGTTGCATAATCAAGAAACTGATGGTCATTAACCATCTCGTCTGGCATCACTTGCTGGCAATCAATTACAACTAAAGCATAGCGCTCACTAATAATCCCTCGTTGTTGAACTGATGAAGGTCGGTATACCTGACCCTTCCAGATAATACGTCCACGACTCTCTAAATCTGGATTATTAAGAACATTAGGGTCAATATCATCAAGGTCTCTGCTGCTTACAGTAAGGTGTAATTTATCGGCGCTGTAAAAACCGCGTTCACTTTGAGGTATCTCACCTTGACCCCAAATAGCACGAACAATTGGAAGCTTATAAGGGCCTCTCCAAGACCTACCGTAGTCAATAGAGCCCGTGTCATATACGGGGTCTTTGGTACTTGTGGTTGGGTCATATACCCACCAAAGAGCGTAAGTTCCTACAGGATTTTTTAGGTCTTGGTCAATGCCATCTCGGATAGAATCAAATTCAAAATCTGAATCAAAACGACCGCCAGGGGTATATGCCCGCATTGAAGTTTTTCCTTAATCTATTCTGGGTTGTTAAAAGAATTAAGAGAAACAGTCTTATCTGTTTCGTTGTAGGTCCAACTAACAACGTTAAATCCGGGTTCTTTTTCAGCGTAGTAATCAGTTACATCTAAGATAACTGGCTCACTAAGAAGTAAAGCGGCTAAACGAGCATCAGAATGCAATACATCTTGGACTATCCCGTCAAGGATAAAAGCAACTTTATAGGGTGGCTGAGGAAGCATTTCTGGTGAGATTTGTGGCTCTGTGGTCATTTTATTTCCTTATCTTTATATGAAAGAACTACTTGTCCCCATTTATTCTCCGGACATGAAGCGTTTGGTAACTTTACTTTACTGCTCATAAAACACCCGCATTTAGAACAATTCCCTGTGGGCAAAAGAAAATCACATGTTTTACATATAGAAAAGCGTTCATCAGCAATTTCTGTTTCCACTCTTCCAAGATTTTTGTTAAATAAATCCCAAGGTCGTGCAGGTCTATCATAAGGCGTACTCATTATGCTCCCGTTGCGCTAAAGTCATCAACTGTTGATTGTTGGTCATATGACGTTGGTGCCTTTATTATACCTACTTTTCCACCCTTTGTAGGAGAGGATTGCGTAGTGCTAATTGAGCTCCCCATAGGTGCCGTAAGTGCGGTGTTAGAATATGCCTGAACTGTAATTAAATCTCCAGATGTAATTACTTTAATTGCTGCTGGCTGTGATGCAAGAGAAACATCTGAAACAACGTTAGGGGTAACAGTACCCGCTACGGATTTACTGAGGCGCAAGTAATAATTATAACTAGTGTTTACTCCGCTGGAGGTGCAATAATCAGTGCTGGTTCCCACACTTCCTGAGCAAGAAAAGTCTCCTACGTTGTAAGAACAACCAGGAGATATTGAAGATAATAAAGCACCACAAGAACCAATGTAGGCAGTACTGTAGCTTCCACCAGAGGCCGTGGCAACACCATTACATAACCAACTAGCTCCAAAAGTAAAACTGCTAAAGGTACCACACGCATAAGAATAAGAGTAAGGGGTATCTGTACTAGTATTAAAAGAAGTAGATGACCACCAAGAGTTTGCATCGCTTACCCAAAATGCAACCCCAGTACCACTTGAGACAGACGCTGAGGTAGTAGCATTAAATTGTCCAAGATTTACAACTGCAATAGGGTAATCAGAGGCCGTCCCATTAGACTGCGCTTGTGTTCCGTTAGAAAACCAAGTTCCACGAATTGCTTCCCATACGGCACCACTACTGGTAGTTCCCAATGACCCAGATGTTGTTCTATTAAATGTGTCCGTAATCCTTTTAAGAATACTGGATGCGACAATCCCCAGGATTCTCATGTTAAGAACTCAAATCGCCAAAGGCCACCCATGCATCGGTGCTTATTTTTACAAGAGTTGCAGACGACCAAGTAGCGCGAAGTTTTAATGCGCCACCTGCAGAGTTAATTGTTACGCCAACAGTTGCTGGGGTAAAAGTAATCTGTCCTGAACTTGATTGAACTACGTTTAGCTGTGAACCAATTGGAAATGGCACAGATGAATTAAGTGGAATAGTAAAAGTTCCTGCAGTAGTGCTGTTATTAAGTTGAAGAAATCTATCTTTATCAGCAAGTACAGCGGTGTAGTTGTTGGTAGAAAATGTTGGAGAATTGATATTTAATGGCGAAATTTCTACGTACCCAGTATCGCCATTGGTACGAATCGCCATATATTACTGCTCGCTTCCGTAAGCCTGAAAACCTACAGATGTAGAAGAGGCAGATACACGAATAAATTTACTTGCTTCAAGTGTTACACCAATTGTATATGTTGTTGTTGTGTTTGGTTGAATAAGGACGCTTGAAGCCATAAGAGTAGCGTCAGGAGATGTTGGGCTATTTGCTGTTCCCGCAATAGCGATGCTATATGTTGCGGGAGTTGAACCTTGATTAGCAACTACAATGGTAGATACCACTGCGCTGACTCCTGAAGTTGTGTATAAAGTGGTATAGGCGTTAGATGCTGCAGCTAAAGCTTGACCTAAAATTTTGTATGAGCTTGCCATAATACTCCTTAAATACGGTAATTAAAGTATGCCTTACTAAAAACCGTAAAACTAGCTAAAACACTCCTTGTTTCGTGTAGCCAACAATGGGTTTACCCATATTTGGTCTTCCATTTTGCCCCCCCACTCATGGGAAACGTCCACCAACACAAACC